TTGACTCGGCTTGTTCCATAGATTGAGAGGCAAGCCCTGCAAGAACGTTTCGTCTTACTGCGGTATCTAACCTTTGGGAGTAGCCGCTTTCCCATGTAATCCTTCTGATACCCCCGTCTGCCAAGTTTCTGATTGTAGCTCTTACTTCGTCATGCCAATCTGCTCCGACTCTAGTTGAAGCTTCAACTGCTTTATCTATAGCCTGTCTGTAAGCGTCACCCAAACTTACCATTTGACCGTTAGAGTTTAATGCTCCTATTGCTGTAGATTCAAATTCATCTCTTATCATGTTATATATTTGACTGCTCGTTTTATCCGTTAATCCTCTAGGGATAGTTGTTGTCCCGGTTGCTCTTGCTTGGTCGATTTTAGCGGCATTTACAGCTGCGTTATAAATAGCTGTTTCTGCATTTCTGTATGCGTTTTGAAGGGCTGTATAGATATTATTTAAAACGCCCGCCATTTTAGCATATTCGTTACTAAGAGAAACTGCGGCTTTAGTTTTTCGTATAGAATTTAGGTGTCCTATAATCTGACCTTGTGCATATAGTTCAAAACCTCTTGCATAACTTCGTACAATATTACCAAAGGCCATTATTTCTATATCCGATAACACAGTTATTCACCCATACCATTGGTATCGTTCCAGGTGAGCAGTGTGTTGGCGCCTCTTAGTAATTGAGTACCTCTCGGCATAAATTCACGGGCTTCTTCTTCGCTGATATTATATTTCCTTGAGAGATATAATTCAGGTCTTATAAGCCCCATAGAAACATCGTCACGCATTGAATTTAATACTTCATCGGGGTCACGCAGGAGGCTGTCGTCAAAGATAATGGTAACTTCTGCGGTAGGGATATTAAGATAAAAAGCTACAGCGTTTATTGCTTGTTGCAGGGCTTTTTGTAATGCCTTTTGGTTTGCCGATACGGTGCTGTATGTTTTGTGTTTGGATTCTCTTACCTCTGTTGCAGTCCGGTCTGTTATATCCGGTGCCGAGAAAGTACCGTGCATAAGACCTATGTTATCCTCAACTAACTGTTGATATTTATTAAAAACTCTCAAGAAGTGTTCCGACCTTATTTCGGGGGAGAAAACTTCAAAGAAAGTGCTTCCCTGTTTTGGGTCTACGTCCATTTTGACATAGAAATCATCGTCAAGATAGGGTAATGAGCCGCTTGCCCTTTGGGTTCCTTCAAGTGCAAGTCTGTCAACGTATAGCTTTCCCTCTTTTATTTTAAACTCACGGACAAGCCCTGATAGTTGTCTGTCGGCCAGCATTATCGTTTGCAGTGCCTTATCAAATATAGAAACTCCGTAAGGAGATTTAGTATCAATTGTATTGGATGTAGCGGGCTTAAAAAAGCCGAATAAGGGATGTTTAACGTTAGTAAGAGTTTGTTCCACCTGAATACCTTGCCAACGTTGTATGCGATTAAATTGGGCCTGTACGTCAAAGTATTGAGTACCTATCATTCCTGTTTCGTCTGAACGATATATCTCGTTAATTATTTGGTATGTTTGGGTATTCCTGTTATATTTATGATGTTCAACTCTAACGAGGTATTCGTATCTGCTATCTACGAGTATTTGTTCATAGTCTTTAAAGTAGCAGTCAAGGATAGTGCCGTCCGTATCGACTTGAATAATTTCATATTCATTTGATTGAGCGAAAGTAATACGGGGGATTCCTGCTGACATATAAGGTTTTATAATAACACCGCCAAAGGCAAGGCCGTATTCAACTTGGTTTCTTATATCCCAGAACATTTCCTTTTGGAAAATGTCGTTTAATTCAGGGGATGAATCTATACCGGCTCTGATATCAAGGGTAATTAATCTTGCGACTTCACCGCTTGCTATAGCTGCAAGGTTAGCGGAATAAATTTTGCCCGGCACAAGCCAAGGGGCTTTGTTTTGGTAAACCTGCCGCCATAAAGCTTGCCGTGCTTGGAGTTCGGTTATATTTGCCTGTTGGGCTCTTTGTATTATTGATTTTTCACTGAACAAACCTCTCACTCCATCCGCTATATTTGAAAACAAATCAGTAAGCTTCATCTTCTTCCGGTTCACCGCCTTTATCGACCAGATACCTCATGTACCTCTCGAACGAATACTCGAAAGCGTCCCCGGTATCTTGGTCATAACTGCCATCGTCAAGCCTTACATCTGTAAGGGAGTTATCTTTATATCTTGCCTCTTGGAAAAACTCTCTTAAAGTCTGCGTTTCTTTCTTGTCAAGCATTTGAAATCGTTTTAGTGCCATAAGCCCTACAGTTGACCTTATACGGTCTACAATCGGATATTTCATAGCGTTCTTTACAGGGAAATCAGTGTTTCGCCTCAACATATTTATAAGCAACTGCTCTGCACTGTCACAATAAACGGCTCGTATTTTACCAAAGTCAGCTTCTATCCCTTCCGCAAAATCTATAAACCAGTCAAGGACATCATCCGGGGTAGTTCCTTTTGCGTTATGCCTTACACTTCTTAAAGCAACAAGGTTCCTATACCCTTCCGTTACCGCAGTAGCCACAAAAGCATGGGCCGATTTATTTTGCCCCCAGTCAACACCGATATTTATATGTGCTATTCGGTGCGGTTCATTACGTCCTTTGTTAGGGTTAAATATCATTACTCTTTTCTTTGTCTTATCCCATGAAGCTTGGTAGTAATCTTCTTCGTTATCGTTAAATATTTGATATATAGAACCTTCCGCTACTACCCATTCACCCAATACAAACCTGCGATAGAAAACAGAGCTGCCCCTATATTCGGCTATTAAGTTTTCTTTATATTCAGGGTCAAGGTTAGGGTTATCGTCCATTGTAAAGTGCCAGACCTGTCGGTTTTTTATATGTTTACTTGTTAAAGGCCCTTTATAAAACCAATGGTGAGGTGTTTCGGGGTTACAGTTAGCGAATACTTGCGCACCTTTTACGGAAAGCCTTGCCAACAACTGATTCCATACCGCTTCGGGATATGTATTCACTTCGTCACAATAAGCCCCTGCAAAAGTTGCTCCCCTTAACCTTTCCTCTGTTTCTATAGTGGAAGCCCCTATTACCCAGACACGCCGGCCGTATATCTCAAGTTCGCCCCTCATTCTGTCAACCCATTTGTAGTTTTTTTTTGTTATCAGGTCAAACATATCACTTAAAACATTACGCTGGATAGCTCCCCTATCCTTACCCATCATTACTAAATCGCCCTTCGGCCCGTCCCTCATATACCCTAACCACTTTATAGTACAGTTTACAGTCTTACTCGACCGTACAGAGCCATGTAAAATACATAACCTGGCCGTTGAATTAAATATAAAATCCTTTGCCTTTTCAGAGAATTTACTCTCACTGAAATCTATAGCCATTATTTAGTCCGCTTTATTGCGTCCGCCAAAGCATGTAAACCACTCGCAGGATTATCAGGTTCAGCTGCATTTACCTGTTTATCTATATCTGCCATTGTCTTTACAGTCTGCCTTATCTCACTTGCTATTCCTACATACATTTGACATAACGGCAACTTCAAAAACCTCTGTTGAGCCGCTAACCCGTCCGGCGTTGTCGCTTCATCTACAAACCTGTTTATCTTACGACCTATATTTTTCAGTGTCGTAAATAACTCTTGGCTCGTTGCAGCTAATAAATCACCCTCTCGTAACGCTAAACTCCTTTGCAGTGAACCACGCTTCTTACTCCCGGCATTAGCGTTCTCTTTTTCCTTGCCGACTAAATCCTTTGCTACCATTGCGTCAAATTCATCTAACGATAATAGGTAAGAGGCACAGAAATTTTTATGATGTTCCAATACCTCAACGTCTAAATTGTAAAATTTCGCTACCTTCTCTACAGGTTGCCCCGCTAATAATGCGCTGTCTATATTTACACGTTCGTCCCATTCGCATATAGGACAAGGCGGCCTATATTCCAGCACTTTACCCATTTTCAGTTCCTCCTTTCCGTTCCCGTTATTTTTTTATATACTCTTACTTCCCTACACTATCATGTTTTGTTTGTTTTGCATAGTTATTTTATGGAAAATATTATATTTTTATGAAGTTTTGTTTTTGATACTTTCTTTTTTATATGTTTTTTAGTGGATGGGGCTTGTCCCCGGGGCCGCCGGCCGCCCCGGAAGGGCATGCTCGCCTCGCGTGTGCGCAGGTGCGCGCACATTAATTATATTATAAATTATAATATTATAATAATTACAAGAATTACAAGATAACTGATTCAAGCATTACAATCATTATAATAATTATTTAATATTAATAATATAACTGATTCAATACCATGTTCCTTTCCAATCACTTCCGATTCCTGTAGTATCAAATTCATGCAAAGTCTCAAATCAGCCTACCCCTATAACCAAAATTCCTCACCCCTTTTCCACTAATCCTTTTTTTCTCTTTTTGTTTTTTTCTCTTCAACCCCTGCTTTCAGTTTTTCCGTACTTACTTTCACTTTTTTATCACTTTTTTTTATGTGTTTGGGTTAAACACCGCAATAAAACCCTGTAAAAACAACAAAAAGGGAGTTAAAAAAGAGACCGGGAGTGAATGAAGTTATGGGCGGGAGCGGACGTGATTGGAGGGTCATTTTGGTCTATCGAAAGTACAAATCGAATGGGAGCGAATTTCGAAAGCAACCGGGATAACAAATTTCCGCTATCTGTTCGCATAATAACCGAAACAAAAACCATTTGCATCGAAACAAATAAAAAACGCACAAATAATTACAAAAATAAAAATAAATAAAAAACCTTAATCAACTAAAACAAATAAAAAAAATAAAACAAAAAATATATGCTGCTGTAAAGCTGATGTTTCGGGCATTTGTGGCGTTGGAAAAAATAATTTAAAAAAATATTTGAAATAGGGGTTGACATTATGATTGTATGGTGGTATACTTGTTTCACAGTCAAGGAACGAAGCACAAAACACAAGCGAGCCAAGCTTATAAAAAAGTATCTGCACTGTGAAACGAGACTTGACGGCAGCAAGGCAGTAAGGAAAAAGATTCACAAGGCAAGGAAACAAGGACGGGTAGTTAAAGTAGGGTAAGGGGTAGGGAAGGGGAGATGTGGGGCAAGAGATAAGTAACAAGGCAAGATAGTACCTTGAAAACTGAATAACCTGTTTAGTATTTACTCAACGTTATGGCCAAGACACACTTCTGATGGGAGTGGAGAGCCGAGCGGAGCCGAATTTTACCGGGATAGGAACGACAGGATAAAAGAAAAAAGGAAGTGAAGTATGGATAAAATACTCCGGATGATATTAGCTCTAAGGTATAAGGACAAACTGGAGGCTTTAGAGCTTAGGCTAATACATGGTGGTACATTAAAAGAATTTAGAGATGTTACCATGTTTAACCCCTTAGTAAAAGCAGTGAGTGAAGTATTAAGGGAAAACGATAGATTTTTGATTGGAGTAGTCTTGGTAAACGGTAGTCAAATACCTTGGTACTTAAAAGACTACAAAGAATAAAAAACAAGTCAAGCAAGCCTACAAGTTAAAATAAACAAATCAAGCAAGTATACCTGTATATGCACCTACGTATGCAGGTACAAGTCAAAATAATTCCCTTACTA